GCTTGTCTGAACGTCATCCAATAGCCTGAGTGCCAGCCTTTGGCCATGGTTGCCATATCAAGAACTAATAGATTGACGCCGCGATAATATTCGCCGGTGTGGCGCTTGGCCAGGCCGTTATAGCCGTTGATTGCCCAAGGCCGAGACCAGGGCGCGGTGCCCTGCTCTAGTTGTTTCACGATTTGATCGGTAACATTCTGTTGCCAGTCGATATGCGGTGTCTTTTTCTTGGCTCTCATGATATTTCTCCTGTGTTGGTGCGGTGGTTAGCCGCTGATAACAGTAGAAATAATAATTATTATGTATATGTCAATGGTATAGACATATTTTTTATTGTGTCGCCGCAAATTTAAACAAGATACTGGCTTGCTGCCTTATCACGTTTTTTGGTGGCGCGTCTGTTGATAATTCATTGTATAGCGTGGCCGCAGCTGCGGCCATCGCGGACGGTGTCAACCGGCCAACATTGGATTTATTGATATTCTGATTATATTCCAGCGCTACCTGCAGAATGTCGGCAAGCAGTTCCGCATTCATTTGGCCGATCGCGCGCGTGTGAGGGTTGCGGTCAGTCTCAATAAGCAAGTCGCTCGGGTAAACATCGAGTGCCGCCGAAACTTTCCGTAGCCAATATATTGTAAGGCCGCCAAGGCCGGCTTCCAGTTTTCGGATCTGGCCAGCTGACACGCCGCCAATTTTGGCCGCGAGTGTTTCTTGAGTGAACCCCTTGGATTTCCTCAATTCTTTTATACGATTTTCTGGCTGCACATTCATGCCGTACATATAGTACATGTTGGTATCGACGAAACGATTGTCAATTGTGAGAAAATATTTGACTAAAAACGTACATATAGTATGTTTTCGATCAATCGGAGAAAAGCGGCGATGTCAAATCGATTTGATCAATTTTGCGAAACTAGCGGTAAAAGCAACCTTGAAATTGGTGCGGAGCTGGTGATTAGTGACGGTTATGTTGGCAAGCTTCGCTCGGGCAAACAAAAGCCTGGCGCTGCTCTAACCCTGACAATTTTCCAGTGGTCCGGCGGTTATGTCACAGCCAATTCATGGCACAAAGAAATGCTGGCACTCGCCCAGGCTGACCCTGACCCGGACGCATCTCAAAATATTCAGGCCGCCGAATGAACCGGCCGGTTTTATATAATTTCCCCTGGCGTTGCTCCCATCGCCAGCACATCGCCACCTGCTACCGCTTTGCCATAGTGTGCCTGCGGGTGGCGATTAACCAACCAAAACACCCACATTGAAAGCGATAGCATAATGCGCCAACCAGCCGCCAACCCCGCCTTTTTGACCCTCACCCTAACCCATAGGACTGAAAAAGGAAAAACGCGAAATTTTGGGTTTGTTTGGTAACGAGGGGTTACAGGGGCGTTACCTCTTAACTCTTTGAAATATAAAGAGAGTTACAAAGTAACGCTAGTAACGCTCAACAGATGCCAGATACATGCACCTATGCGTGCCTATTGCGCAAAATTATGCGTTACCACCGTTACCACCGTTACTAAATTGATATTAGTGTAATTAAATGTTTAAATTCAAAGGTTTAGCTGAATGAAAAAAGGTAACGCAAACGGTAACGTCTTTAAAATGCCGTTACCTTTGTGTGATGGGCTGATCGGCGACCTATCTGGTGATCAATTAAATATTGGTGGTTTATGCCATGAGTGACGCCGGTGCAAAAACGGGTGTTTCTGCGGCGCTTGATACCGCACTTGAGGCGGTGTCGCCGGATGCGCTGTTGCCGCTCAGGCCGGTTGAGCAGTTGAGTTTGCTGGCTGAAAAAACCGCCGATGGCGAGGTCCCCGATATCGATAGCATGGGCGCGATAATCAGCCAGCACCGCGCGCCCGGACGGCCAAAGGGTGCGAAGAACAAAAGCACCGAGCAGATGCGCACTTTTCTGTTGAGCCAATACACCCACCCGCTGGTGGTGCTGATGCAATATGCCAGCCGGCCGTTGGCGTTGCTGGCCGCTGAATTGAAATGTGACCTGGTCGATGCCGCCAAGATACAGCTGGCCGCTGCCAATAATGTTGCGCCCTATGTTGCGCAGAAAATGCCGCAGGCGCTGGAACTGCAGGCCGACACACCGCTGGGCCTGGGCTTTCTTCTCGGCGGTGACATCGCATCAAAGGCCATTGCTGGTGGTGCGGCTGGCCTGATCCAGCAGCTGGACCCCGCTTTGGCCGCGACCACACCCAAAGTAGTTGAGCAATTGCCAGAAAATAATATTGAGGAAAATCAACAGGTTAGCGAGGTGGAACCGTGAAACTCTACCGCATAATGTCTACCGTGATAAAGCAAGCCATTGATTTATATGGAAGATTTGGCACAAAGCCGTTGATTGCCTATCAACAGGCTTTGACCCCCTCCCCCCATGGTTTTGCTGGGTCATGCGCCGAAAAAAATCAAGGGGGGGTACCCGCGCCTGCAACCCCATTAGAGGGAATAGGCGTGTGTATAGCGGCGATTTTTCAAAAAGGAACCCCTAAAAATCGCGGAAAATTCAGAGTGGGGAACTGGGGTCAGGGGGTGGAGCGATGACATCTGCAATTGAAAAGCTGGAACGTGACATGACGCCTGACGAACAGTTATCGGAATGGGTCAACGGCATATCAATTCATAATTCTGGGCGGGATGAATGCTGCCCCGATTTTTCTTGTTGTGAACCTTCGTTGCTCGCACCAAAAGCGGTAAGGGTCGCATTTAAAAATGCTGACGAAAAAACCCGCTTTGGCATGCTCGGGTTTTTTCTTGGTGCCAGCTTTCAGGCGCTGGGCGCCCCAAAAGTATATGTCGCAGGCCAGGGAGTAGAGCTATGACAGCTACTATTGAATGGAACACCCAGTATGACCGGCAGCTTGTGCGGTTGGTTGAACAGGGCTTCACAGATGCGCAAATAGGTCACTGTCTTGCTTGCTATACGAAAGAGGTTTCTGCCCGTCTGTCATACCTGCGGCTTAATCCGGCCATGAAAAGGATACTGTCGGCACGCAAAAAACCGATGTCACCACCTGTACCTGTTGAAAAACATATCAGCGATTTCTTCGCTTTATCTGATTGTGATTTTAGCGGGCCTGTATCACCCGCGGCGTATCGTCAAATTGAACGATACATTTCAGCCGCGACCGAGCGATTTGGCTCTGCCATTACTCGTTTTCATGGTGCGCGCTCATGAGTGAATTTTCCCAACTGACAGAGAAGCAATTCAAGCTGTTTAACATTTTTGTCACCGTGGCAATGTCAAATGAACGATGCCCAACCCGGGAATATTTACAGGACGTACATGGTATCAGCCGTGCGCCTTTGCGTCATTTGGTGCAGCTGGGTTTTATCAGTGTGGAACTATGGCCCTATAACTACCGTGTGGTGGAGATATGCAAGGGCCGTTTCAAGGGTGCGCGCACCCTGGCGTCACCGAAAGGCAAAGTTCCCAACAAAACCACCATTTCCCGGGCTCGCGCCACGGGTCAACCAATAGCAACCGCTTCTGCTCGCGTTCGCACCTGTGGCACCCTGGCTGTTGCTCCGCGCCCTGATATTCGCCCAAGCCCCGATCAATTGTTTTTTGAAAAGGCGCTGGACCAATATGCGCAGGGGGTCTTGTGATGGAAATTAGAGACATTATCGCCATGCTTAATACCCGCTGGGACAGCCTCGTTATGGAACTGTTCCCAAACGCGGTGCGTAAAGCTGGCTGGTTCGAGCTTGGCTCGCTGGCGGGTGAGCGCGGGCAGAGCCTGAAACTGTACCGCGGTGTGCGCGCAGGTGCCTGGGTAGACTACGGCGGCAGCGACGATGACAAGGGCGATGCGCTGATATTGATTGAAAAAGTGGTCACCGGCGGCAACCGCGGCGAAGCGGTCAAATGGGCCAAGGGCTGGCTTGGAATTGATGATATTGAACCGGCGGAGTTGCGCCGCCGACAGCAGAACGCGCAGGCTGCAGTCAAACACCAGGATTATGTTGCACAGCAGGATGCCGTCAAGCGCCGCGACAAGGCTCATAAAATGTGGCTGTCGGCCGAGCCTAAGCTGCGCGACACACCGGTTGACTATTATTTGCGTGGTCGCGGCGTTGACCTGCGTGAATGGCCCCGGCAGCCGGGCGCGTTGCGCTTCCATCCAGACGCTTATGAACGCGAAAGTCGATCAGGTCTGCCCGCTATGATGGCCTGTATCACCGGCGAACGGGGTTTTATGGCGGCGCATCGCACCTATCTGACCCAGTCTCAGGACGAAACGCAGCCAAATGAATGGTTCAAGGCCCCCCTGGCCAATTGTAAAAAAGTTTACGGAACCTATGCTGGCGGCAGCATCCCCATATGGCGAGGCGCCAGCCGCTGCCCATTGAAAGACAGTCCTCCGGGCGAGCGCATTGCGCTGACCGAAGGGATCGAGGACGCGCTGACCATGGCGCTGGTTGACCCAACACTGCGGGTTCATGCGGCGGTGAGCCTGTCGAACCTTGCGGCCGTATGGCTGCCAGACACGGTGAAAGAGGTTATTCTTTGCCGCCAGAACGACTGGGACAATCCGCAGGCTATCGCTGCCTTTGAGAAAGCGATCAAGGCGCACGCCGCCAAGGGCCGGGTGGTTATAGATTTTCAAACGCCGGAGAGCGCGGGCAAGGACCCGAACGACTGGCTGCAATCGACGAATTATCAGGAGGCACCCCATGATCCAGTTTAAAAACAGCGTGAAAGGCTATTGCAAAACCGGCTGTGTACGCCCTGAAATTTGGCATGCAATCGAAGTCGCCAACCAGATTTTATCTGAAGAAAATGCCAACTGTGTGGTTACCAGCCTGTGCGACGGTAAGCATTCCAAAAATTCAAAACATTATGAGGGCAACGCTGTTGATTTCAGAACCCGGCATTTGATCGATAGTGACAAGTCGTATTTTGCCGCGGCGATGCAACAGCGGCTCGGCGGCGACTATGATGTGGTGCTTGAAGATACACACCTGCATGTGGAATTTGATCCTGATAATCCTCTTTTATCCGGTGGTTCGCTATGAGGCTTTACCAGCTAAAAGATATTATCGACCGGTTTGATGATTTTGACCCTACGGCCCGGGTGTCGGTGTCGCAGTCGCATGATCTGCTGATTAGTTCAGAACTGGTTCCGCCGATGCTGGAAGATATGCCCGGCGTTGATATCACCGGCCGCAATTTATTTGCGGTTCATGTGAATGAAAACACCATTGACAGTGCGAGTATCGGATGACTGACAAAAAAACAAACGGCGCCGACGTGGTTCCGCTGATGCGTGACAAGCTGGACAACGCGCCGGTTGTGGCCCGGCCCGGCGACGGCGGTGCTGGAAAAACGGCCCGCCCTGATCCTGTTGACCGGTTTGATGGCTTTCCCGTGCAGCCGCTGGGTATCAACGGTGGCACCTATTTTTACCTGGACGGACTGCAACAGCTTATCCCGCTGAAACGCAAGGAACACGGCAAGCTTGATGTGCAAAGCCTGTTTGTGCCCGACAGCCGCAAAACATGGGAATATTGGCCCCGCTGGAGCAAAGGTACAAAGGAAAGCCCGTCAGAGGTTGTCGGCTTCGCTTGTGAGCATGCCTCGCATGATCTCATGGACAGCGCAGCGCTGAAAGGAATTTTTGATCCAGCGGAACGCCTGCGCGGTCGCGGTTGTTGGCGCGACGATAACGGTCGGCTGGTGATGCATACCGGCAATCAGATTTACAGCTTTTATGACAAGGCGGGTAAAAAATATACCGCCGCTGCGCCCGGCCTGATCGACGGCTATGTTTACCCCGGCGCGGCGACAGGCGTAAAACCAACGGAATATTCGGCGTCTGACCCCGGTGCGGCGCTGATGGACACGTTGGGCAAGTGGTTTTATAACCGCCCGATTGACAAATACCTGATTTTTGGCTGGATCTGCGCGGCCATGCTGGGCGGTGCGATTAGCTGGCGTCCGGTGACATGGATAACCGGCGACAGTTCAACCGGAAAGTCAACCCTGCAGCATGTTATTAACACGGTTGTTGGCAACATTGTTCGCGCCGGTGACGCAACGGCGGCCTCTATCTGGCAAACGCTTGGTTATCAGACCCTGCCGGTACAGCTGGACGAGGTGGAAGCCTCGGAAGACAACCGCAAAATTAACAAGGTGGTCGAGCTGGCGCGAGTTGCAGCAAGCGGTGATTTGATCCTGCGCGGCGGCAGCGACCATGTGGGGGTACAGTTTCAGGCGCGCAGCTGCTTTTTGTTCAGTTCGATTTTGATCCCGCCGCTGACAGCGCAGGATAGAAACCGAATGGTGATTGTCGAACTTGACCCTATTCCTGACGGCACCCCTGTGCCGGTTCTGGATGACGGCGACTTGCGCGCAATCGGCGCAGGGTTGCGCCACAAATTCTTTACCCAGTGGCATCGTTTCGATGAAACGCTGGCCGAATATCAGCGCGCGCTTGTCGGCATGGGCCACACTAACCGATCAGCCGATTTGTTTGGCAACCTGCTGGCGTGTGCCGATATGGCACTTCATAAAACCAGCGTGTCCCATGAGCGCATTTGCGGGCTCGTTGAACAGCTTGACCCGGCCAAATTGCACGAACTGACGGCGACAGGTACCGAACAGCAAGGGTGCCTCGCGCACCTGTTGACCGCAGAAGATGACGATTTCACTGGTGGCCAGCGTATGGTGATATCCGAATTGGTGCGCCATGCCTCTGGCAAGGATATCACCGACGCGCCAGCTTACGATAAACGTCTGCAGCGCAAAGGGCTGCGTGTGGTGGATAAGGGCGGAAAACAATATCTGCTTGTTGCCAACGGCCACGCCGGTTTGATCAAAATATTTACCGGGACGCGCTGGGCCGGCCGGCCCGGCGACAACGGTGTGTGGCGCCAAGCCCTTGAGCGCTTTAAGCCGCAAGGGGCATACCCGTGGCCACGTCCGATGAAATTTTCCGGCGTTGCGTCTCGCTGTCTTGCCTTGCCGATTGATTTGGTATTGCCCGACGATGACCCGCGCGATACGGCACCGGGGGAAATGATATGACCGCGCCGACACATTTGTTCAAATGTCCCGGGCCGGTGTCGCAGGCGTTTTTTGATAGTGTGGCTGAAATTGCTTTTATCAGGGGCCCGGTCGGTAGCGGTAAAACCGCAACATTGATCAATAAAATACTGACACTGGCCATGATGCAGCGCCCGAGCCCGCTTGATAACACCCGTTATACTCGCTGGATTGCTGTGCGCGACACCTACCGTCAACTGCAAAACACCACTATTCCGTCGTATAAGGACTGGACTGTCAAAAAAGGGCTGGCGCCGAAAAGTTTCACCGGTGGACGCGGCGGTGTGCCGGGCCTGCATCACATTAAAGGGGCGCTTGCAGACGGTACAAAAATGGACTGTGAAGTGCATTTTATTGCCATTGAGGACAAAGCCGTTGAAGACGCGATGCGCGGCCTTGAATTTACCGGACTGTGGCCCAACGAAACTGATCTATGCGCCGAGGAAATTATTACATGGGCGGTGACCCGCTATGGTCGCTATCCGGGCAAGCAGCACGGTGGTCCAAGTTGGGCTGGCATTTTGGGTGATTATAACGCGCCCGACGATGACAATTATATGTATGTATTTGCCGAAGAAAGCCGCCCCGAAAATATGGCATTTTTTGTGCAGCCCGGCGGGCTTGAGCCTGGCGCCGAAAATCTGCAAAACCTGCCGGGCGGGCGGGATTATTACCAGCGCCAGATAGAGGCCCTGAAAAACAAGCCATGGATGGTGGACCGCATGGTTCACAACCGCTACGCCCGCTCGCGCGAGGGCAAGCCGATTTACACCCAGTATGACGACAAGGTGCATATGTCACCGGTGCCGCTGAAGGCGATTGAGAATGTTGATCTGGTTATTGGCCTTGACGCCGGGCGCACCCCCGCGGCTCTGATAAAACAGCAAGCCCCGGGCGGCCAGGTGCGGGTATTGCGCGAATTTATGATGGAAGGTGCCGCGGGCCCGCGTTTTGGCAAGGAACTTGGGCGCTTGCTGGCGCGTGATTTTCCCGGTATCCCGGCTTACGGTGTTGCTGACCCCGCGGCGGTGAATGCCACCGAAAACAGTGACGATCCCTGGATTGACCAGGTGGCGCAAGCTGCTGATATAAGGGTTGAGCCTGCGATGACCAATAATCCGCGCACGCGCATTGATGCCAGCCAGACCCTTTTTGAAGAACGCATTGATGCGATCACCCCGCGCGTGATTATTGACCCCAGCTGTGTGGTGTACCGCAAAGCCTGCAACAGCAAATATCATTACCGAAAAATTCAGGGCAGTGCGCGGCGCGAAGGCACCGATCAATTTACCGAGGAACCGGTGAAAAACCACCCATGGTCAGACCTGTGCGATGCCGGGGGGTATGCAGATATGGAAATAATCGGCGAGCGCGGATTGCACGGCGTGCGCTCGCCTGCTGGCCGGTCCAGCCAGCCACACGGCCTGCGATCAGTTGAAAGTGAGAGTTATGACCCCTTCAGTGTCTAGCCATCCCGCGCGGGATGTAGCGGTTCCGGTTGCATCGCCTGATTTGGTGGTGAAAGACCCGACGCTGGTTGCGCTGCGCCATGTCTGCCGCCATATGCGTCCCGAGGATCAGCGCGAAGTGTATGCCCTGACCGAAAGCGCCGACTGGGAACAATTGGCCAGCTTTCACTGGCAATTACATCAAGCGGGCCATTGCCCCTATTTCAAAATTTTTTCCTCGGATGAAGGCACCGCCCCTGTGGCTTTGATGGTTGTGACCAACCAAAGCCCCGGTGTTTGCGGTGCCGGATTTTTTGCCACAGAGCGCTTCGGGGAAATTGCGCATGCAATGACGCGGTTTATCAAAGATAGCGCCATACCGCTTTTGCGCTCGCTGGGTTTGATGCGGGTTGAAGTGCGGGCCATGGCAAGCGCTCCAGCCAATTGCCGCTGGATAGAATATTTGGGCGCCACCTTTGAAGCTGATCTGCCGTTGTTGGGCAAGAACGGCGAAAGCTTCAAACAATTTGCCTGGTACGGCGATGTACCAGCCACCAATAATGGAGTTCGCTGCGATGTGTATGCTGCCTAAAGTCCCGAAAGTAAATGCGTCTGATTTCCCGGGCAACCTTTCACCAAATGTTCAATTGCCTGACGTTAACACCGGTGCAGTGCGTGTTGCAGGCGATGCCTTCCGCAAGCGCCGCCAAAATGCGCGGGGCATTGCGTCGACGCTATTGTCTAGCCCGGCGGGCGGAGGCGGTAGCCCTGCCGCCCCTGTTGCCACCAAAATTCTGTTAGGGAGTTAAGCCCATGCCTGCCATTGAAACTGCACCGGTTCACGCCAACGATATGATCGACGGGCTTGGTATTTCAGCCACGCGGCTGAAAGCCAAGGCAAACAAGCTGCAAACCGACCGCACCACGCTGGAAAGCGACTGGCGCACAATTGCCAAGTTCATGGGTGACCCGCGCGATGATTTTACCCGCTATGAAGCTACCAATAAGGCTGGCATGAAAAAACGCCAGCGGTCGCTTGGCCGCTACGATGACACCGGCGAAGACGCGCTTGATAATTTTGTTGGCGGGTTGTTTGGTGCTACCACCAACCCGTCGGTGCCCTGGTTCACTCTTGGCCTTGATGATGACGAACTGGAAAAATTTCAGCCGGTAAAGCTGTGGCTGGAACAGGCAACACGGGTGGTGCGCGACAGCTTCGAACCGCATATCAGCCCGTTTTATACATGGATGCCGGAAACCCTTGCTGACTCGGGGCTGTTCGGTAATTCGCCCATGTATCACCGCTTTGATCCGCGCAGTGGCCGGTTTATTGACCGGGCGTTGCCGCTAGGTGAAAATTACGCCGAGGTGGACGATGACGGCGATATCATTGCTAACTACCGGCTCTATTCCGCGCGTGAAGATTTTATCATCGCTCAATACGGCGAAGATGCCCTAAAGGCTGGTAGTCAGAATAAAAAAACCGGCAAGGATGAGCACCTGCACCGCTTGCTGCATGTATCCCTGCGCAACCCCGGTTTTACTGAAGGGCGTCTCGGGCCAAAAGGTTTTGCCTTTACCAGTGTGGTTATCCTGATGGAAACTTCGCACGCCGTTCATGTGGGCGGCACCCACGAGTTTCCGATCAGCTGGTTGCGCCTTGGCCGCATTCGCGGCGAATATGCCCGCGGGCTGGGTCAAAAAGCGCTGTCGACGGTGAAGTCAGCCAACATCATCAAACGCGATATGTTAACGGCCAGTAACATGGCTGTTGATCCGATGCTGCTGACCCACGACGAAGATGTGAAAAACAAACTGGTCAAGAAGCCGGGCAACATCATCGTTGGTGGTATCAGCCGACAGGGCAAACGACTTGCTGATGTTCTCGATACAAGCGGCAGCTTTCAGCATGCCTTGGAAATGAGCAAAGAGGAACGCACACAAATTAAGGAAAAATTTCTGTTCAATCTATTCAGCGTTCTCAGTGAAGGCCGCACCGGCATCAGCTCGGAAGAATTTCTGGCGGAAGAACAGCGGCGCCTGCAATTAATGGGGCCGCACCTGACCCAAATTCAAGGGCCGTTTCTGGTGCCTATTATCGAGCGCCGGGTTAGTCAGCTGCAGCGCGCCCGGCGCTTGCCGCCGCCGCCGCCCGAGATTGAAAACAGGGATATCGGCGTGGTGATGGAAAGCGCCATGGACCGCGCGCAGAAGGTATCTGCTGGTAGTTCAACCATGCGATTTTTACAGTCGGTTGGTGTCGCCAGCCAGTTTGATCCTGGTGTGGCTGATCATGTCAACGGTGAGGCGATACCGGCAATTATGCAAAGCGCGCTGGGTGCGCCTGCGACCCTGTTGCGCCCGGAAGTTGAAGTCGCCGCGCGCCGCCAGGCTAATCAGGCTATTGAAGCTGGACAACAGGCGCTGGCTGCGGCGGACGTGTCTTCGACAATTAACCGCAATGAAGCGCAGGCCAATCTGGCGGACGCCGAGGCACAAGCGCTGTGACCCGTATATCGCAAAAACTGGAAGCGCTGGTTTTATGGTTGCACCAGTTTTTCCCGGGCCGCTGGGCCGGTGTTACCCGAGAATACCGGTTTATGGTGAAAAGCTGCCCGCTGGCTCTGGCTGACCTGGCGCAGCGCTGCCATGCGTTTGAAGACTGTTATGTGCCCGACGCCAGCGACGCGGAAACCTATATGGCAATTGGCCGCCGCCAAGTGTGGTTGCATATCACCGAAATGGCCAATGTTGATGACAATGATTTAACACCGATAATGGAGGAACTAACCAATGCCACAAGATCCAGCACCGGGCACCGCCGCCCAAATGATGACACCAGCGACCCCGCCGGCTGGTAGCCCGGCGCCTGCGCCTGAGCCCGCCCCAGCACCCGAACCAGCACCTGCGCCTGCGCCTGAGCCTGAGCCCGCCCCAGCACCTGCGCCTGCGCCCGAACCGGCACCTGAACCAGCACCCGCACCGGCACCCGAACCGGGAAAGAACCTTTTTGATGGCCTGTCAGAGGAAAATTTAGCCCTGATGAAGGCAAAGCGCCTTGATGTGTCCGAGGATATGGACCTGCCAACATTGTTGAACAGGCTCGGCGATGGCTGGCGCGGCGCTGAAAAATTGATCGGTAATAAAAATGCCGTTGAGTTGCCTAGTGCGGCTGATCCGCTGGCAGGCGATTTTTACAGCAAGCTGGGTGCCCCAGACGATGCGACCGGTTACAAGGTTGAGCGACCCGAGCTGCCGCAGGACATGGCGTATGATGAAAATCTCGAAGCCAAGGTTTTAGAGGTTGCAGCTGAACATAAGTTATTGCCGCAGCAATTGCAGCCACTGATTTCCCTGTTTGCTGACCACCAGAAAGAGGCGCACGAGCAAATTGCAGCAGCCTCTGCAGCTGATCTTAAATCGACAACGGAAGCCCTGAAAAAAGACTGGGGCGGTGAATATGACGGTAACCTGAGTTTGGCGAAAGCCGCAGCCGCGCATCTGGGCCTGTATGATGATCAAAAACAGGCTGAAGCCATCGACACCCTTGAGACGACGGTGGGTGGTCCGGGCGTGTTGCGGATGATGCATAGAATAGGCACCATGCTGGGCGAAGATGTGCTGACATCTGGCGGCGCCGCTGGTGGTTTTGGTACTTCGCCCGCGGATGCGAAAGCAACCCTGAAAGAACTGAAACTGGACACCGGCTTCCAGGAAGCCCTGCGCAATCCGCGCGATCCTGGCCACAAGGAAGCTGTCGCAAAGCGCGCGCATTTCTATAAAATTGCATATCCCTCTTGACAGGATTGGTGGTTTTGTATGACGTTTTTTTCTGACAGGGCACACACGCCCCGGCCTGGGCCACCGTAACGGCCCACCCCTAGCGGGTATCTCTTGCGCTGACGTGTTGGCGCCATTGTCCGCTACGCCCGGGTAAGACCGGGTGCCTGGCCCACAATACGGGCAAGGTCGGGTCCGTGGCGCAGCGATAGCTGCGACCAAGATGCGGGCATCCCCTCCGAAAATCAAACCCTTTGGTTATAATTTTTGGAGGATGATCATGGTTGATCTCTCACCGCATAATATTCAGAGCTACATCGACAATACAATTCATGTTGCTCAAATTCAGGGTTCTGTCCTGCTGCCGCACTGCTGGCACGGTACCGGCTATTCCGGCAAAAAAGCATCACCAGTCAAAACATTTGGCACCACCAAAGCGCGCGTAAATTCCGGCCGTAACGCCGATACGCCGATTATGGGCACGCCCCGTGACCGTCGCTGGTTGTCCCCCAACGAAATTGAGTGGGGCGATCTGGTCGACAGTCTGGACATTGTTAATTTCGGCGATGACCCCACCAGCGACCTTGTTCTTGCAGGTGGTATGGCGCTTGGTCGCGCCATTGATGAAGATATCATCATTCCGGCGTTTTTCGGCACTAACTACACCGGTGAAAACGGCGAAACCGCCACAACATTCCCGTCGGGCAACGAAGTTGCCGCGGTCTTTGATGGTCAAGGCGGCGCGACACCGCTCGGGCTGACAGCCACTAAAATTGCCCGCGCAAAACGTATCCTGAAAGGGAATAAAGAGCGCGTCGATCTTGATGTTCTTAATCTGGCCTATCCTGCTGACCAGCACGAAAAACTGGCAGAGGACATTTTCACAACCAGTAAGGACTTTGCCACCAAAGCCCGCAAGGATGAAGACGATTTCCAGGGCTATATGGGCATTAACTTCATTCCTTATGAGGGTTTGGTTGAACAGTCGGACGGTGATTTGTGGCTGCCGATGTGGCTGTCGCGCGGCATGCATGTTGGTGAATATGAAGAACACGAACGTGATGTCTACAAACGCGGCGACAAAAAGAACAACACGCAGGTTTACTTCCAGGAATTCTGGGGCGCGACGCGCACACAGGAAACCAAGGTTGTGAAAATTATCTGCGAGCCATACGCACTTTAAAGACCGCTGACGGGGCTTCGACTGTGTTGCGGCCCCGCCTCTCCATCCCACGCTATTTGAAAGGTTAGAAAAATGGCAGCAGAAACAAAATATGGCAGCGGTCACCGCGATAATACAGCGGGCCTGACTGTCGCCGTTATTGACGGCAAGCTCAGTGAAGGTGTTCTTAAATCCGGCCTGAGCCATGTGCAAATGACCGCGGGCGCGGAAACCGCCAGCGCGTACGAAATGACGCAGGTTCCCTCGAACGCGATTGTGCGCGCCGACAGCAAACTTTATCACGATGCGACCGGCACCAGTGTCACCTGTTCGATCACGGCGGTTAATCCGCGCACCACAAGTGTGGGGCCGACCGCACTTGCCACTGGCCTGGATATTTCAGCCGCCGGCAGCAAAGACGTGCTGGATAATATCGGCGTCGAAAACTACGGCAAAGAGCTTTGGGAAATGGCTGGTTTTACGTCTGACCCAGGCGAAATGCTGACCATTCGGGTTAATCGAACTGGTGCCGGTACGGTGCTGGCGTCTGACCTGGTGGTCGATAGCCGTTACAGCATCGTAGGCTAAAAAACAGGTTTGCGCTCTCCCTGCGCAAAACACCGGCCGGGCGGGTTTATGCCCAATTGATCTGCCCGGCTTTTGCTTTCAGATACATGAGGTAATCCAATGGCGACCTATCACACGATTTCAATTGATATCCAGCAGCCCCCCGCCGCCGTGACCCGCTCGGCGGGCCAGCAAACTGTCACAAAACCCGCCGCGCTGATTGTTGATAGCGACGTGGGTAAAAACCAGGTTCATGCGGCGCTTAAGCGCTTGATCAATGATGTTGAAACCGGAGCGTGGCCACCCGCCGCAACCAGCTAATTTAACCCAGGGCAATCAACATGGCTGATGTCAATACTACCCTGGCTAACCGTGCGTTGTCGTTGATCGGAAACGACCCGATTACTGACTATCACCAGAATATTGCCCGCGGGGTTCAGGTGCGCCTGCATTTTGACGGTGTGCGCGACATGTTGCAGCGCCGCTATCAATGGAACTTTATCGCTACCCGCTTTTCTGCCGCTGCTGATGCCGTGTCGCCGGTGTTTGGGTTCACATTCCAATATACGCTGCCGCCGGACTGTTTGCGCGTTTGGCATGTTGTTGGCCAGAAAAAAAACAGCTGGCATGTTGAAGGCAACAAGTTACTGACCAACGCTGCCAGCCCGGTCAAAATCCGATACGGAAAACTGGTAAAAGAACCCGGTTCATGGGACGCGCTGTTTACCGACCTGTTTGTTAATGAACTTGCGCTTCGCTGTGCGCCCAAACTTTCGCAATCAAAAGAACGCATCAGGGACGTGCGCGATACGCTCACCGATCTGCACCTGATCGCAGAGCAAATTGATGCCGCGGAACGTGAGGGCGAAGACCCGGATGACGAAGAACCCACTATCCCGTGGCTTGAGGCCTATACAACATGACCAGGGTTCACGCACACCAGCCCACATTCGCCCGCGGCGAAATTCACCCCAGCCTTTCCGGCCGGGTGGATTTGCAACTGTTTCACGCGGCGCTGGCGCGCTGCCGCGAGATGGTGCCCATGTCCGAGGGCATTGTACGTCGCCGCGGCGGTACGCGCTATATTGGTGACGCCAAAAACACCAACGTGGAAACCCGCCTGATCCCGTTCATCTATAGCGAAGATGACGGCTATGCCATGGAAATGACGGAATTCGCCATTCGCTTTTGGCGCGATAACGGACAAGTAGAGTCCGCACCATCAACCCCGGTTGAAGTTACAACCACCTATAGCGCCGCCCAGGTGCCGCTGGTTGATTATGCCCAGTCCGCCGATGTGATGTTTATGGCACAGGCTGACCACCACCCAAAAGCGCTGTCCAGAACCAGCCACACCAGCTGGACTTTCGGGGATTACGACTTGACGGCGGGACCGTTTCAGAAAGAAAACACCACAGCCGCCACTATGGATATATCGGGTGCGACCGATGCGGCGGTCGATGCAACAGTTACCGCAACCGCGTCGGTTGCCACTTTTGTTGACGCCATGGTTGGAGGCGAGCTTGCGCTAACGATACAGGATAGCGACGACGTTGCAAAATGGCTGGGCAATACCCACGCCGACCCCAACAGCACGGACCCCGCCGCCAGCCTTTACAAAAGCACCATCGGCGACCGCGTGCGTGCGTTTGGTAATGTGTATGAGGCAAAAAATTCTCGCCTGATCGGTCCAAACCCGCCGGACCATTCGGAAGGCGAACAGGATGCAGGCGACAACCGCACAACCTGGATTTTTATACATGACGGTTTTGGCCGCGGGCTGATAGATAGCGTCGTGTCGCCGACCCAGGCGACGCTGACGGTAACACATACGATACCGGAAGAAATAGTCAGCAATGGCACCAAACGGTTCAGGCTTCCCGAATGGAGTGATGATCGCGGCTGGCCGCAGGCAGTGGCGCTTTATGATGACAGGCTGCTGTGGGCAAACACCAAAACCAAGCCGCAAACAATCTGGGCATCGGTACTGGATGATTTCGGTAATATGCAAGACGGTACTGATGCCGATCTGGCCATAACCAAAACCATGACCGCGACCAATAACAGGGTCAACCCCATATTGTCACTGGTCGGCGATGATGTGCTGGTGTTGATGACACCGGGACAGGAATTTGTCGGCGGCGCCACCCAGCGCACCGATAATATCAAGGTCGGTGATTTTGTCAGTAAAGAAGCAACCAGCTTTGGCAGTGCAAAAATAAAGGCAGCGCGAAAAGACGGTGCGATCTGGGTTAGCCGTGATACGCGCCGGATTTTGCACGGTGTTTTTGAAGCCGATATTCGCAAGCTGCAGACAAGCGAGATGTCGCTGACCGCTCGGCATATTACGAAAATCGGTATTGTGGGCATTGCGTGGCAGCAAAGCCCGGAACAGATTTTGTGGATATGGCTCAATGATGGCGGCCTGGCCAGTGTAACCTATGATCGGCTTAATGATGTGCTGGGCTGGGCGCTGCATGATATTTCCGGTGGTTTGGTCAAGAGCGCCTGCATCATTCCGGGTGCCGACGGCAAAACCGAAGACTTGTATTTATTGATTGAGCGCACCATTGGCGGCGCGGCCGCCCGGTACATCGAGGTGATGCAGCCTTTTTACGACATTGTGGAAGGCGAGGACGCCGCTGACAGCTGGTATCTTGACAGCGCACTGCGTTATGAAGGCGTTGCGGCTGACGTTATAACCGGCCTGTCTCACCTTGAGGGCGAAACTGTCACAGCCCTTGCCGACGGCAAGGTGGTTGATAATCTGACGGTGGCCAGTGGCAGTGTGACCCTACCCTTTGAGGCCAGCAACGTGCTGGTTGGCCTGCATACAAGCGCCTATATCTGGTCACTGTCACCTGATTTTGCTGTGTCCGACGGCGCTTCGGCGGGTCGGCTGCGCTATATTAGAAATGTTGCGGTGAAAGCCCTGGGTATTGGCGGCAAGGTCAAGGTTGTTGATAGCAGCAATGATCATGAATTGCTGGCACCCACAGGCGACCTGACGCCAGGCGAAGCGCCCGAAGCCTACAGCGTCACCAAAACCGTGCCGCTGAACAGTAACCCGGAAGAAAGCAATCGCATCGAAATTTTGCAGGACCAGCCATTGCCGCTGGACCTTTTGGCCTTTGTGACAAATATGGAGGTGGCTGACTAATGTGTCTTGATCCAGCAACAGCTGCCGCCGTTGCGCTCGGCGGTAAAATTGTCGGTAAAGTAGCCGGTGCCGGCGGTAAAGTACTGTCTGCAATTAATGCGCGCCGCCAGGCCCGTTTCCAGCAACAGATATTTGACAAGCAAGCCGCGGATGAGCGCAGCGCCGCTTTGGCGGAAGAAGAACGCCTGCGCATTCAGGCATCCGCGGCGCTGGGTGATCAGGCAGTCAATCTGGCCGCGCAGGGCAGCCGCATTGATGAGGGCAGCCCGTTGTTATTGCAGGTCCAGTCCGCAGAAAATCTGCGCGCCGACCAGCTGCTGGTGCGTTTCGGCGGTGCCACCCGCGCGCGCACCGCGACAGACAGGGGCATTCTTGCGCGGCGCGAAGGCGAAGCGCAGTTCACATCGGGCATTTTCGGCGCTGCTGGCGATTTACTGGAGTTAGGCACCGGTCTGGCAGGTGGTACGCTATGAGGGGGCTGATCCATTGGCGGTAAAGGTCATAGCGTCGACGGGCCGCATCGCGCGGCCGCAGGCTATTGATGCCCGGGTACAGTCCGGGCTTGGCTCCGGGCTGGTGCAACTGGGCGCGTCTATCACGCGTGCCAGTGAAAACCTTGACCGCGGCCTGCGCACTGCTGACTTGAATGGCGCATCGGTGGCGGCATCCGAAGGGTTAGCAGGGCTTGAAGAAAAGTTTTTGCAAAACACTAATCCGGCGGATATTCAGGCAAATTTCACCAAAGAGCTGACGGCGTTTGAAAATCAGGTACTTGAAGGCATTACCGATGGCCGCGACCGCAGCAGTTTCAAGGCGCAGCTTTCGCGCCGTACTGTCGGCACCGCGCGCCGGGTTAATGGTCACCGATTGTCGCTCTTGGCCGATCAGGCTGTTGGGGATCTGAACACACTGCTTGAGCAAGGCGTTAGCGCCGCAGCCACTGCCGCTACCCCGGCTGACCGCGCAGTGATCGTGGACGGAATGCAGGACTCGATCAAAGACAATGTTACCGCTGGCTGGATTACGTCTGCCCGCGGGGTCGCGCTTGCAGCGGGATTGAACAACCGGCTGTCGAAAATTGATGCCCTGACCATGATCGAGAAAGACCCTGCCGCCGCTCTGAAGGCGCTGGGCGACAGCAATCGTTTCAAGGGCTTGGCGCCGGAAGAACGGCTGCGTTTCCGCGACGCCGCCCGGGTTGATATTGCTCGTCTTGACCGCGCTGTCGCCGCGCAGGCGAGAGAGCACGCTGCCGGCGCGCGTAGTTCACTGAGCGAAATTGACCGGATACTGGCGACAGGGCTGGTGCCGTCGGACGATGTGGTTACGGCGGCAAAAACCAGTACGATTGCGTCCGGCGACGCGGCGCTTGCTACCCGGTTTAACGAAACTCTGCGGCTTGCCGAAGCACAGCGCGGATTTACTGTGCTGACACCGAGCGAATTACAGGCCGAAGTCAGCGTTTTGGCCGCCGGTAAAGGCGACGGGCTGGCGGCTAAAAAATTAACCCTGGCGCGTTCGCTGCTGGGCACCATGACCAGCGAACTGGCGCGCGACCCGCTATCATGGGCCAGCCGCGCCGGTGGTTTTGCGCTTGCACCGCTTGACCCGTCGGCGCCAGTCACTGAAGATTTAGCGCTGGCGCGTATAGCCACGGCTGAGAATATCGCCGGTTTCTATAACACTCCGGTGCGCTATCTCACCGATGAAGAAAGGTCGGCCTTTACCGCGTTTCTGGATGGCTCGCCGCCTGATACCCAACTGGCATTTTTGGCCAGCCTTAATGGTTCTTTTGGTGGTTCCAGCCAAAAAGTTATGGCGGAAATAAGCAAAGAAGATGGCCTTTATGCCCATGTGGGTGGGCTGGCCAACTTGGGCGGCGTTGGCAGCGCGCAAGCCACCACAGCCCGCCGCATTCTAACCGGCGCCAAAGCGCTGAAGGATAACCGCGATCTGGGGATTGACCCTGCCCTTCGTGCTGAGGCGGTCACCGATACAGTAGGCAATGCTTTTGGTACCCAGTCGAGCCTGCGCGCTAACGTGCTTGCCGCTGCTGACGCGATTTTCGCAGATATGCAGCTTCGCGGCCGGGTCGATGTCGGCGACGAAATTGATGCCTATTCAAACGCAATCAATTTTGCCCTTGGCGGCGACGGCGAGCGCGGCGGCATCGGCGACATTAACGGGCAGCAAACGGTTTTGCCGTCGGCCATGAGCGCTGGCCAGGTTGATGATTTTCTGACAGCCGCCAAAGACAGCGACCTTGCCCTGGCCAGCGAGGGCGGCGGTGTGCCAACACACAGTAACGGCACTGCTTTCACTGCGGATGAACTGCGCGCCGCGACGCTGGTTGCAGTGGGTGATGGTCGCTATCTGGTTGACCGCGACGGCGCAGGTGATGCGCTGATTTTGGGCAGTGGCCTCAACGGATTTTATGTGCTGGATATGCGCAAGCTGTCTGAGTTGACGGCAGAACGGGTGGCGCAGTCGAAAAAAGTGGACATTGAAAAATTAAGCAAACTCAGGGGGATCAACCGGTGAGTGTGTTTTTTGACCCCGCCCAGGCCCTTGAAGGCATTAACCAGAAAGCCAGTCCGGGGCCCGTCGCCGATTTTGCGGAAAGCCTTTCCGCAGCTTTTGAGAGTACAAAACTGACCGACCGCATGATCAGCAAGTCGCAAAATCTGGCGCAGGCCTACGACGAACTGATCGAGCAATTGAATGAGGGTCAGCCCGCTGATCAGGCGTTTTTTAATCCCTTCACCAACAACCCGCTGGCCCGCGGCAGCATTGACACGCGCGGTGTGCCGTTGGCGCTGGACGCCAAATCGCAGGCGCGCCTTAACCGCTTGAGGTTGCCGCGCGATGACAAAATTAATTTGATTTTTGACGAAGTGCAAAAGCGCCGCGCCGCGGACCCTGCAGCGCTGCCCGGGTTTCCTGCAACCCGCGCGGAATTTGAGGCTAAAGTACAGGCTGATGTTGCCGGCCGGGTGGCTGAACTGGACGACACCCTGAGCCGCACCAGCACGGGCGGCGCGTTAGGCCAGTTTTTCGGCACCGCTGGTGCATTGATTGGCACCGAACCACTGGCCGTTTTAACGCTACCGTTCGGTGCGTCGGCGCGCGCAGGCGTGCTGCGCACCGCATTGCTGGAAGCAACAATCGCCGGCGGTGTGGAAACCATTATCCAGCCCGCGGTGCAAGCCTACCGTGCGGAACTTGGCCTTGAGGCTGGCGCCGACGTGGCTTTTGAAAATATTCTGATGGCAATGGCAGGCGGCGGTATTTTTGGTGGTGGTATCAAGGCAATTGCAAAAGCGCTTGGACCAGCGGGCCGTGCTTTTGAGCGTGTCGCGGAAATGGATACGCGTGCAGTTGCTGAAACATTTGACGAGCTGGTGCCTAACGCCACCCGCGAGCAGCAGGCTGCCCGCGATGACTTGCAGCTCGAACTTGATCTGGAAGATAATAATCCTTTCGCGGCAACCCCTGAAGGCCAGTCGCGCCACCGGGAAGGTCTGCAGGCCGCCGCCGCGCGCGCCGATAGTGGTGTTGATCGTTTTTCATCCCGCGGGGCTGAACTGCCGGCGGATGATACCCAATTGCATTTCGGTGATTTTGACCAGCGCCTGGACGGCATCGAGGCCGATCTTTTTGGCACCGCCGCTGACAAGCGCTTGCTGACCCGTGATCTGCTGTTTGACGGCACCGATGATCTGGGCGGGCCCGCCGTGCAGGTTCGGCGCTTGTCCGAGGTCAAGGCCCGGCTTGATAATGACCGGGCGCTTTTAGCTGAACTGGATGCCTGCGCATGAGTGTGAAGAATTGCATAAACGCCAAAGTGAAGGCCGGTATTATCCCGCCGCACCGGGTTGATGAAGTCACCGCACTTTACGACGAACTGGAAGCTGAAGCGCTGACCAGCATGGCCCCTGCCGCTGCGCGTGCTTTTGCCGACACTGAAGTCAAGAAACTGATCACCCGCCAGTTTAACCTGGAGCGCCGCCAGACACTCTTGCAGGCGGCTGCGCAGGTACGCATCCAAAAGAACCTTGATGCCTACCGCACGGCGTCGGGTAACCGCGACCCGGCTGCTGCAATGTTGGCGCACCTTGGCCACGATGACAATGCGCGCGGTGTCTCCAACATTGAGGCGCGGCACAAGGCGGTGCTGGGCCAGTTGCACGGCCAGATGGCCGATGTGCTGCGTACTTTCAAACGCACCCTGACCGGCGGCGTGCGCTCGCGCGCCAAGATGGAAAATCTGGTGCGCGAAGCCTTCGGCGAGGCAAGCGACGACGCAAGTGCCCGTGAACTGGCGCAGGCATGGGGCGATGCCGCCGAAGGTGCCCGCGCGCGTTTTAACGCCGGCGGCGGCGATATTCCCAAGCGCAAGGACTGGGGCCTGCCACAAAGCCATGATCCGGTGCTGGTGCGAAAACTTGGCCGCGAAGCATGGATCAGGGAGATAAAACCCCGCCTTGACGCCGAGCGTATGATTGACCCGGTGACACAATTACCGATGAAAGCCGACAGATTGGACGAAGCGCTAGATGCGGTTTACGACACTATCGCCAGCGAGGGTTTTGCCAAGGTTACCCCGTCGGGCACAGCGCGCGGCAAAAAGCTGGCCAACCGCCGCACCGATCACCGCTTTCTGGTGTTTAAGGATGCGCACAACTGGCTGGACTATAACGCCCGCTTTGGCGCGCGTGATCCGTTTTCTGCCATGGTCAGCCACCTTGACAGTATGGCCCGCGACATTGCCAAGCTTGAAGTGCTTGGGCCTAACCCGACCAGCACGCTGCGTTTTCTTGAGCAAACTGTTGAAAAAGACGCTGCCATTCAAACCGGCAAGGGCCGCGACAAAGCGGTGACCCGCGCCAAGCGCGCCATTGATACTCAGCAAAAAATGATGGCGATATTTGATGGCAGCATCAATGACCCGGTTAATCCTGGGGTTGCCCGCGTGTTCGGCGATATCAGAAATGTGCTGACCAGCGCGCAGCTGGGTGCGGCGTTTTTGTCGGCGACCGCTGATGTTTCGTTTCAGCGTATGGCCGCCAAATTCTCCGGCCTGAAATTCAGCGGCACCATGGCCAAGTTGTTGAAGGTGGCAACCGACGGTGCCACCCAGGAACAGATGGTGCGCGCGGGGTTGGTTGCGGAACACTGGACAGAAAATGCACTGGGAATGGCGCGGTTCCAGCAGGATTTCCTCGGCGGTGACATTAGCCGCCGGCTTGCTGACAGTGTGCTGCGGGTGTCGGGCCTAAGCCCCTGGACACAATCGGGCCGTTTTGCGTTTGGCTGGGAATTTATGGGTGCCATGGCCGACAACCGCACGCTCAAGCACGCGGACTTGCCCGCGCCGTTCAAGCGCGCGCTGGATCGCTACGGGATCGACCCCAAGGCATGGGACGATATCAGGGCGATCAAACCCTACAGCCACAAGGGTGTGACCTTCATCCGGCCGGAAGATGTGCGATCTGCCAGCGGGCTTGACCCGGCGCGCGCCGAAGACCTGGCAACCCGCTATCTGGAAATGGTTCAGACCGAAATGGAATTTGCAGTACCGACCGCCAGCCTGCGCGCGCGGGCCGCGCTGCCCGCCGCCGCTGCCAAGCCGGGATCAATCGTCGGTGAGATTTTACGCAGCGCCACCATGTACAAGAATTTTGCGGTGACCATCATGTTCACCCATGTGCGGCGCGGTGTGCAGGAAACCCAGCGTAACGGCGGCGCCGCGGGGCTCGGTTATCTGAGCGACCTGATGGTGTCAGCTACTCTTATGGGTGGGATGGCCATGCAAATGAAAGAAATGGCCAAGGGCCGCGATCCGCGCCCCATGGTGGGCGACAAGGGTGCTGCCTTCTGGGGTGCTGCCATGCTGCAGGGCGGCGGACTGGGCATTTTCGGCGATTTCCTGTTCTCGGATATCAACCGTTTCGGTGGCGGCCTCGCGCAAACGCTTGCCGGTCCTGTGGTGCAGGCCGCAGACGATGCCCGCGAGCTAACTATCGGCAACGCGCTTGAGGCGCTGGACGGGCAGAAAACAAATGCAGGCCGCGAGGCGGTGCGCTTTGCCCGCAAACACACGCCGGGCAGTAGCCTTTGGTACACGCGGCTGGCGATTGAGCGCAATATTTTTGACCGGCTGGATATGTGGGCCGACCCCGCCAAGGCGGCCGCGGCCAATCGCCGCCGGGCACGAGCGGCACAGAAAGATTTTTCAACCGGTTTCTGGTGGGCTCCGGGGCAGGCCACGCCTGCGCGCGCACCGGACATCGCCAACGCCGCTAACGGTAACTAGGAGATATTGCATGACCATCGCTCTTACTGATACCAGCCGTGAATTTTCCACCAACGGGTCTACCGCGGTGTTTTCGCTTGCTGGCATTGTTTACAAAGACGATAGCCATATCAAGGCTGTCCATCATGACACCAGCGCGAAAGTTTCCACCACGCTGGTATTGACCGCTGACTATACCCTCTCGGGCATTGGCGATAGCGGCGCCGGTGTTTTGACTACCACTTCGCCACTTGCGACAGGTTACCTGGAGGTATGGCGCGATAGCGGCGGCACCCAGACACAGGCCTTTACCGAAAGCGGCGGCAACCCTGCAAGCCAGCTTGAAGCCGGGTTAGATGATGTAATGCTCAAAGCGCAAGAGGCCGCCGGAATAAGGGCCACTACACTGCACCGCGCCCGGGGTGATTTGGCTGTTGCAATGGAGCTACCTCTGTCCGCGGATAGGCAGGGTAAGTTGCTTAAATTTGACGCTGGCGGCGCACCGGCTGTTGGGCCACCCGCCGATCTTATCGAGGATGCAATCAACGAGGCGTTGGGTAACTTTAGTCTGCAAAATCTTGAAAAAGTCAGCACGCGCGCTGCCATGACAGCACTGTTAATTTCTGGCTTGCACGACGGCGATCGCATTTTCAATCTTGCTTACGCTACGCAGGGCGATAAAGGACAAGCGGTTTTTGAATGGCGTGCTGCGTCGACAGCGACCGTCACCGGTGTGACTGTTTTTGCTGCCGACGAAGGCGGCACCGGACGCTGGCATTTGCTTTCAGGAGATTTAATTTTTAGCGCGGTGGCTGGCGTGAAGCACGACAATTCAACCGATGACACCGCTGCCCTGCAACGGCTAGTTAATGCTTCCCCGCATGTGGTTATCAGTGGCGGTGCCTGCAAAATCACCGACGCCATTGATGTGCCAAGTAGTTGCCGCGTTACGGTGGCGGCGGGTTGCCAGATTAACCAAATAACTGATAACAAGCCATGTTTTCGGCTGACCTCAGCCATTGGTACAACCATTGACGGCGATGGTATACTTTACGGCGCCGGCAATTACGATAACGCTTGGTCGAGCAACGGTCATTTTGACCGGGGTATTGACATGTATGCTTGTAAATATTGCACAGTACGCGGGTTGAACATACGCAATTGGGCGCACGCTGGCGTGGCCATGACGGGCGGTGACCACAACACCATTGAAGACAGTGTGACCATCGAGGGAACGCACGCCTATTCGCAGACAATTAATGCGGGCTCTAACTTTCAAATGGGCGTGTTTGCTACCCACGATGCAACGCACGGCGAGATTAAGTATTTAACCATTAGTGCCAAAATTAGTGGCACAGCGCAGGGTGTTGTCCTGCAGGGATATTCTGGTTTCACCGGCACCAGTCGCACCAACCTTATAAATCCGAATATCCATGACATTGCCGGCCAACACGGAATTTATGCGCAAACCCATGTGAACATCAATGGCGGAACCATCGATGGCACTGCGCTTAATAGTATCAAAATTCAATCGGGAACACCAAACCAAGCAATCCGCGGATGTATCGTTAGCGGTGTTACCTGTTCAAACGCTTTGGATGCGGCGCTGGCGATTCAAACGACAGGCACTGGTTCCATTGAAAATGGATACTACCAGATTATAGCGATTGATTGTCAACGTGGCGTATCAGTTGAAAAAAATGTGCGGTCCAGTTCAGTCTATGTTGTTGCCTATAATTCCACCCAGCATGCGCTGGTTTTGTCCGGTGATAACCTTAGTGACCTTGAGTGCCATGTCCAATCTAATGGGTCGGGTCGCGCCGGGATTTTAGTTGATGCTACAAACAGCAGCGGAATTAGACTATATCCCATCATCCGAAAAGCCAATTCAACCGCCGGCTTACACAGCGGTATCAGCGTAGCAAGCGCAACCGCAACAGTTGATATGTACGATGCAGATATAACCGACAGCGGCTCTAACATGTTGTACGGCATTATCAGTGAAAATTCCGGCGCTTTGGTAGGCATTCACGGCACGTTGAAAGTCTCAGGATATGCGACGAATGGCGTTCGGTCTGTTGATGACTTCACTGCTTTTCCGTCAAACCCGACGTATGGCGATGATGCTACGGCTTATTTTGATCTTGGAAATATCGGCTCTGTGGGGACGCCGGTTACAGTTGTTTCTCAAAGCACAAGTACCGCTAACGTTACCGGGTGGAAATGCAACCTCGAAGACGAAAGTACATACCTTCTTACAGCGGAAGGTATAGGAAAACTTTCGGGTTCTGGCGAAAGAGTAGGGTTTAAAAAATGCGCCACTTTTTACCGCGACGGCGGCGGCGGGGCCACATTACAAGGCGCCGTTGGTATTCTATATAACGAGCCAAGCGCAGGTTATGCTGGAACATATAATTGGGCCGCTAGTGGGAACACTGCCAGATTTTATTTAACCTCTGGCGGTGCTGCAGTATACGACTGGACGGTTAAATATACGGTCGTAAAACTATCAGATTAAAGTAGCGGCGCCGCCAGCACTAGGCATACCGGCGGAGCCTGACCAAACCACTAAAGTAGGTAGTGACATGGCCACGATACTCCTAACCGGATTCAGATCGCCGCGTCAAATAATTGGTTCAATTTGAACTATCTGGAAAGCGAGACGATCATGCAAAAAAGTAACAACATTATCCGCGAGCATTTTGGCTGTTTTGTGGCTCACCGATTGATTGAAGGTGAATTTTGATGGTCGATCAAACAAACGATGCAGAGAAAATGTCTCAAGCTGAGTGGCGCGGCCAAATCTCTGCCAATATAAAAACCCTTTTTAATAAAACCGCCAAGCTGGAAAAAGACATGGACACACACCGGACATCGCAGGACGCAAAGCACACTAGGCTACTTTGGGCATTTATCACCGGACAAGGTGCTGTTCTGGTTGTATTGCTCGCTGTTTTTTTTAACCCGTGAGAGGAGTTGATTATGATCGATATAGAAACCGTTGAGGCCTGGCTTGTGGTGTTGCTGGCGGTTATCGGTGCGGCGGCGCAGTTGGCGGCGCTGTGGAAAAAACCAAAGGCTGAAAGCTTTTTTGGCAAACTTGCTGCCAGCCTGCATGTCGTTACCAACGCGCTAGCAGGTAATTACGGCCACGCAGCCAACCGTGATGGACCGACAGCGCGTGTCAAGTCAATTCCTGACCCTCAATCCACCAAGACAGCTTCGCGCTCAATGGACGGCAATGGCTAGGAACAGCCCCACACAATTTAAAAGGAGAACAACCATGCTACACTCTATCAAATTTAGCCTCATCGCCTTATTGGCTTTAACTGTTTCTGCATGCGGCGCGCTGGGCATGAACAAGCAGCAATATGCAGGCCTTGAACGCTGGCAGGTCAGCGGCAACCAGACCGCAGAAGGTGAATGGCAGATCACTGACGTGACCTATACTAATGGCAAGGAATTGAGTACGTCAGATATCGCGATTTCGCTCAATAACGGTGAAACAATATTGAATTTTACTGGCTCCGGCATCAAAGCATTTGAAGGCCAGGCGCTACGCGCTGAAGTGGATAAGGTTATTTCAGAAAAAATTGGTGACAATATTCCCGGGCTCACTGATGCAATAATGAAAATACTGGGAAGCTGATGGCCTGGAAATTTCCAAAAAAACCGGATGCACCGGACAAACCGAAAAAACCTAAGCGTCCGGTGATGCCTAAACGGCCTGTCGCACCAAAGCGTCCAAAGTCATCAACTTACCCGGATCAACAGGCCGACGCATAAGCGGCTTTGGTTCGGGAGCATTTGGTGTCGGTTGGTATTTTAATAAGCAAGCCGTTACGCGTGTCACCATAGTGCTTTGCCAATCATTAGCGCCAATTATAGCGTAAAATAAAAGCTGGTGGTCTTTCAGCTATAGAGGTAATCTGGCCGCGGTGTATTTTAAAATAGCTTTACAAAACCTAGAAAACTAAAACATGCTAAGATTTTACCCTGCCGTTACCGCATTCTATATACTGTTTCCTGCTTTTGTGGTTTCGCAGGTTCTTTTTTTTGCGGGCTATTCAAATTTCCAGTTTCCTGGTGGATTAACACTGCTCGCGGCTTTGTGTATTCCCATTTTGGCATTAAAGTCCAGCGCAGCATTTATGCGGTATAAACAATATGCGCTAGCCTCCCGCGTGACATTTTTTGGATTTTTGTTAGTGTTTTTCCTGTCGCTTCTTTTTGGAGAGGCAAGCGAAAATGTAGAAAAATCACATATGGCTGGTCTTATTCAAATGTTGGGACTTTATCTCATGGCCCGACATTGGCCGGCTAACATAGATAGTCGTTCGCTTCACAGGATAGTGGCTGCGTTAATTATGATTTCTGCATTGATATTGTGGACATCTCCTATTTTGTCTGTTGGCGGGATATTGGACTTGGTTTTTGTTCGCTTTAATTATCAGGCCGTTGCAATGGCTATTTTAGCAATGTCATTTTTTGTGATGCCTAATCTTGATGGAAAATTAAAATGGACTGTTCTCTCGGTTACTTTGGCAACTTTTTTTGCTGTAGGGGCACGTTCAGAGATTATCGCCTTTGTTTTTTCCACTATCGCTGTTGAATTTTTACGCCGCGGGCCAAGCGGTAAATCCTTCATGAAGATGATTTTGTTTTCCGCCATTTTTCTAGGGATTTTTACATTTATATTAAATTCTTGGTTTCCTGATAGCCGTGTTTGGGGGCTTTTAACATTAACGGCTGATGATTCATTTATTGCGCGCTCCGAGTTAGTTCCTGAAGCTTGGCGTACCATAATGCAAAGCCCTATATTGGGTAGCTACGGAGAATATCGGGACGGATACTATGTGCACAATATTTTGTCGGCTTGGGTTGATACTGGCTTATTGGGATTTGGGCTATTACTAGCTACAATAGTTTTTTGTGCCTTCCGATTAAGGCCATCCGGTAATGAAATTGATAAGCTATATTTATCCGCGGTTATGTGTTTTATCTCTGCTGTAATATTGATGCTTTTTGCAAAGTATTTTTCCTATCCCCTAATAGGAATGGCGGTCGGTTTGGTTGTAAGGAATGCAATAAATCAACGACATTACCCGCGGCGTCATACTGTAAAATTTGGGCTCAACCATTAGAAGTGATAACGCGAGGATCTATGAAAGTTTTCTGGCTTCAGATATCGTTTCTTTCAAATTAGATATCTTTGTTTATTTTTGCGGTAGACTGTTATGGTTTCACGCGGTAGACTTTTGGCGTTTTTTAATGGATATTTTGGTATAATTAAAAACCTAAGTCATTGAAATATATTATTATTCCGTTGATTTGTAATCATCAGGCCCCGAGTTCGAATCTTGGTGCCGGCACCATTTTTTCCTTTATTTTCAATAGTTTATTAAAAGTTAATTTTGTAATATTATTGCGCGGTAGACTTTTTTAACCCCAGACGGTAGACTTTTTGTGCTTGCTTCGTTCTGGTTTTGCATCTGATACTTCGCGTGCACATTAGAAAAACTTACTTATTTTTTGCGGCCAATTCAAAGGCGATGCGCTTCTCGATAGCAGCGTCTGCCATTTTATTTGTGCGGCTGCTGTATCTGTCGATGATGTTGTTTGCGGTATCCACTGAAACGCACATCACCGCTGCAATTTGGGCGCGCGGCACCCCTGCTTCGTCCATTCGTGTGGCCCCGGTGTGGCGCAACTCCCTGAAATGCAGGCCGGTAATCTCACTGCTGATACCGGGGTTGGTTTTTGCCGCAAAGTCCCGAATTTTTGCAAACACGCGGCAAAAATGCCGGTACCGCCACGCCATACCCGAGCCGTCACAAACCAGCAAACTCATGGGTGACAGGTTCCGCGCCAATTGCCGGGTGCGTTCTTGTTCAAGCCGCGCTTGCACGGCGGCCGGCAGCTGAACCTTGACACCAATTTGGGTTTTGGAGCGGGCAAAATCAATTGAGCCTTCCACATACCATGCGCGCTGCAGGGCAATAATATCGCAGGTGTTCTGCGCGACCCATTCGTTGATCATAACCGCGGTGCCGATGCTGTGATAGGTGACGCCGTCTTTGTTTTGGTAGGTATCCGAGGCCTCTACGATGGCCGTGATTGCCGCCGGCGACCATATGGCGCCCTTTTTGGGCTTGTGATGCATTTTTTGCCTGGCAAACGGACTGAGATTAACGCTTTGCGGCATACCCTTGCCGATCTGCGATGCGTTGAGCGTGCCCCATGTGAAGGCCGCCTGCCCGGTTTGCACAAGCGCTTGCGCCTTTCGCGGGTGGTGCGCGGCAAATTCGCGGTAGAGGCCGTGAACCATGCTGGCTGTGATTTCCCTGACCGGGATATCTTTGCCCCAGGCCTGCACTATTGGTGCGTGGGCGCTGTAAAATCTTTTGGTTGACGGCGCGAGCGCGGAAAATTCAGCCGAGCGCAACCAAGTATCAATCAAATGATCCATCATCAGCTGCTGGCGCGCGGCGCGGGCAACACCGGTGTTGGTTGGCTGATCGCCGCGGCGCCAGGCATCCATCTGGTCGTTGAGTTCCATGGCGCGGCTTTTTGCATCATGCAAGTCGTTTTGACCAAGGCTGGTGCCCAGACATTCCTGTTTCCAGCCGTGTTGCTGCCGCAGATATGTGGATGGCCGCCAGTAGGCGCGAAAACTGCCATCAGCGTTGGGAATTATTACAAGATATCGAATTTTGTCTTTTAATCGTGCCATCGGTATGCCCTCCGAGTGGTGATGTTTAGCAGAAATTTTGGTTTTTGTTAACGGGTTCTATCTGTTGGCCCCCGTCTTAGATTGTTTCCGGGCGCTTTCGCTATTATGCCTGCCAATAATCCGCTGCCAGCACCACATAAAATGAATATAATAACAGTCACTTTTTGGCCTCAGAAAGCGGGCGTTGTTTGTCAGGTGTGCCCAAGCTGTCAAGAATGTCACCGACTTTGGCGCGGTCTTTTTCAGATATCACTTGCTCATCAAATGTGGCGCAGTGAACGGGGCGTTTGTTGACCAATTTGCGAGCGTCAATCTCCCATTGTGTCAATTGGTCGTCATAGACTTCATCGGCCCATGCTTTGGGTGTGCCGCTTCCCGACTTTTCCCATTGAGCATTGAGGGTCCGACCACGGCTACATAGGGACAGCCCGCGCTCAATGATTTCGTAAAGCTCATCCATTATCTGCCTCCGTCGAGTTGGGGCATTTGTTGGTCAGGTCTAACAAGCTTGTTTGCGCAGCTCCCGCCATAGCCTCTCTGTGACGCCGCAAGGCCGTCTCAACACGGTTGGTAGCAACCTCTTCACCTCGTGGGTTCAGATAGATGCCTGAAGCAGCGACTGCGTTCATTAGTGAGGCGAAAGTCATGTCGTCTTGGGCCTCAATTAATTCATCAATTTCGCGGGCAAGATAGCGGTCATCGCTGGCTTGATTTGGTTCACGTCCGCACATTATTTCTCTCCAGATTGCGAGGGGCCTTTACTGACGGTTTCCATGACTTCCTCAACGGACTCCACCAAAGAGGCCCAAAGGCTAACCTCTAGCGATAGGCCAGTGGCATTCATCACATCTTCAATGTTGATTGTCTCGCCGTCGAAATTAACCTCGTATAACTCAGGTTTTCCCGTACCAAATTTTGTTTGGGCATATGCCATTATTTGTCTCCGGGGTTTGTTGGAATGCTTTTCAACCATCAAAGGCACTGGCGTGTTAAAATCGAAAACAGCCTCGCCCGGACACTGGCCACATGACTGTCGATAGAAACCACCCGCGATCTCTTCAAATCTTGTCGGGCTATCCATAAGCGAAGACCAAGTATTGCAATGCGGACATCTCGTTTCGCTATGGTGAATTTGCATATGAGCATCACGAATTTTCTGTTCGCTAAAGGCCCGTAACCATTTCCAGAATTTAAGCATCATCACCTCCGACAGACTGAGGGGGTTTGTTGACAAAATATAAGTCTACGGGGTCTGCATAATAGTTCACGTCACATTCAGCCCAGAATTCCGCCGAGAGCGCATTTATCTCCCCGAAGTCAAGGCTTTCAATCTCACCGCCGCGCCTGAGAGTTGCCCATGATTTCCCTGAAGGTGCCTTATCTGTTCTCGGCCATGTTATGGCATTGAATTCATTGAACTCATGCCACACATCGCCTATCGGCTGCCTATTCATCACTGCCTCCATCAAGTGGGCGTCTAATGCCAGCCCGCTCGGCTTCCCAACGATCAATGCTTTCAATGGCAGCAACAGCGAGGGCGGCAACTTGAATTAAACGGCGGCGAGATTTATCATATGAGCCGCCATCGGCCATCTGGTCAGCCCAACCAGCATAGTTTTTAATCCAGCGGCAAAAGTCATGTGTTGAGTGGTCATCGTCATGTTTTGGACCGCCCCATTTTTCGTCTTGGCGCTCGCGTTCATTGGCGACATCATCAAAAACAGTGTGCTGGTGAACCTCGGCTAGAATGTCCGCTACATCTTGTGGGCTGGCATCTGTTGAGAACTCTTTGACGAGCATGAAAGCAACGTCGATAGCTTCTTGCTTTGTAACTAATTGAACCATTATCTCTCTCCTATTCCTGCCAACAAACCCTGACAACTTCTCAAAAATAGCGTATTACCAATTCGTCGAAAAACGGAATATGTAATAGATGAGGGAGTTGTCACGGCATGACTGACGATGCTGTTAAGTGGAGTTTTGTGGGCTATGCCCGCGTATCCACGGATGATCAAAATCTCGATTTGCAGCTTAGTGCGCTGCGAAAAGCGGACGTACCTGACGACCATATTTTTATGGAGCATGTCAGCGGTGACAAACAGGGACCG